CCCAGAATGGACTGGGTCGCGAGGGAAAATGATTCCCACGGTTAACACCGTTTCCGTGCCGATGGTGTCCTCCTAATGGAGTCCCCTGGGACTTCTTAGATTGTCATCGACGAATAACGGTTTTTGTACCGCTGGTACAGGGATACGAAGGTATCCACAGTCCTATCCAAATAGGGCGACAGCCACACAATCACATAGGAAAACCCATGAGATCATGTCGCAAACTCTCGGACCCTGGTGGTCCATAGGGAACAGGATTAAACTAAGTACCTAAGACACTGGACAACTGATTAAGGTACATGTATATCGTAATTTATATTTGGTATATGTGTATCATGCCTTTTTGATACCACATTCTTAGTTGGGAGTTCCCAGAGAACCCAAGTCCAATTGTCCCTCGATCTACTTTCATAGTCTCGGAATGTCATGGAGTCTTTAACCCTCTGGCGAACCGAAAACCTTAAATGTGAGTACCTCGAGTGTGATATAGACATTATGTCGTATCTTAGAATGAGGAGGCGTCAGCACCCGAAGCCCCGTCAATATTTAAAACGGGAAGCTCGATGAGAGTCGGAGACATCTCACCCTCCGTTGCTATAAACCTCTGCATTAATCTTAAATGTATGTTTATCATATCTCCTGGATACTTTTCTTATGGTGAGACATCAATTATGTTCCCCGTAATGTAATTATGTCAGCGTGCTTATTGTAGCAGCCTCCCTCCCTTTGGAAAAGGAAGGTGGTCCCGACATCATCCGCAAATAAAGCAACAAACCAATGATTTCATTTCTTACTTTCAAAGGTCCATTGCTGGCTCTGACTCACGTCAGATACCAGACAACTATATCTGCTCGACGCCGTCTCCTAGATATTGATCTATGGAGGCTACGACCTTGGGTCATCGTAGATCCTTCTGACCCAGAGGGTATATTGTATTTAAGTGAGAACGAATTTCACAAATACCAGGGAATATGCCTCTCTAACCGAATTCCTCTGATTGTGGTCGCCCGTGGTGATACAGACCCTTCTCTTATTGGGAAAACTCCTGTTAAGGAGCAGACCCCAGAAGAATCCAATCAATCGGACGACGACTCTCGTCAACCACCTACAGGATCATCTTCTGCCATTCATATAGACCCCACAAAGCTTAAGGCTTCCCCCCGACATCTTTTGAAATTAGTCGGAGAGTTGCTCCCTTGCGATGTTGATCTAGACTCACTGGCTAGCCTGAATGCTAGTAATAGCACTCAGCTGTTCAGAAGCTATATCCGAAAGGTAAGTTTCTGGACATACGGTAGACATTCTGTCGACAGATTACAACAGGGGTTTGAGTTTGCTGATAACGTTACAAAAATCCTAGAGAAACAGTCCTCTTTAGGACTGATACTGCGCCTTAAAGTGTCACTTGTGGCACTTAATGCGTACGTAGGAGGATGCCCCCTACGTCATACTAGAGATCTCGGTTACGCAGTTTCACTGACTAGAGATGGTCTTCCCCGTTGGATCCCTAAAGCGGCAAGAAGCCAAATTAAGATAAAGGATAAAAATACGATTCGAATGTGGGCCTCCATCCTAAACACCTATAAAGGTATAAAAGGAAGTTGGAAAACCCCCACTACTAAAACCATATGTAAACCCACTTCAACGGTAGACTACTCATCCCTGACAGCGTTTTCTGCGGCCTTTTGGCAACATCAAACGTGGGTCCCTAGGAACCTTGTGTATAAACCGAGGGAATACATTTCAACATTATCCGAAGAGGATAAGTATCATATATCACCCAAGGCCGGTCCGAATGGTACTCCGTCTTATCGACCCACTCAGATCATTTTTGACCTGATTGCTTGGTTGCGTAGACCCGATGGGTTTTCGCATATAACCTCGCTGTGTAAGTCGTTGGGACTGGATTACATTCTTAAGGACATAGAGTTGATCTTAGATAATCTAAGATCCACCCTACCTATACACTTATCACATTTTGAACCACTCATGGATCACATATATAATGATCCAGAGAATAAGATGAATTATACTTTTTCCAAACGTCGGAAACCAAATTATATTTATAAAATGGGGACCGAGTCTAGATTACGATCTCTTCCAATATTGGAGAGATGTAAAATATTATTGAAGACAAAGAGTTTTATCCACACAGCAAGTCCTGAAGTTCAGAACGAGCTGCGCTTGGCGCTTATTGACCATCTGACTCCCGTTTTAGGGAAGTTATCAGTTGTCAAAGAGGCGGCCGGTAAATCTCGTATCATTGCCATCAACGACTTTTTCACGCAACAAGCGCTAAAGCCGCTTCATCTCTGGTTATTTGAGCTGTGTGCCCGTTTCCCTCAAGATTCAACTTTTGATCAAGAGGGGTCTCTTTCCAAGTTCGTCCAACGGACGGATATGGATCAGTATTTCTCTTATGATCTTAGCTCCGCTACAGATCTCATTCCTGTGCAAATCTATACGGCTATTCTAACTCCCATTTTAGGGGAGCACTTACCAAGGTATTGGATCTCGTTACTCACTGATAAATTATTTAAATTATCAGGTATCACTCAGGACCCATCCGATCAGGCACCTAAGGGTTTCTCCCGTTATACACGGGGTCAACCTATGGGGGCTTTGTCGTCATGGGGACTGATGAACCTGGGTCATCATATGATTAACCAATATTCTTATTTCGTTTCAATTATAAGGGATCTACAAGAGAAGAAACATCATTCTCAGTATTTTTATCTTATCGCCAATAAACCTATCTATCGTATCGTGCTGACTTCAGATGATTTGATTCCGATTGAAAAGTTGGAATTGATTCTTCCTGGATTTATCGCATATGTTGTTAGGTCATTATTTGATACTTCACGACTACCATTTGATAAGTATGTCGTGCTGGGTGACGACAATGTCATAGGCCATTCGCCTACTGCCATGTGCTATTTTGAGCTCATGACAACCCTGTATGATGTACCGATCAAGTTGGCCAAGTCTTATGTCTCCGCAAAGCTCATAAACTTTGCGAATCAGACTTATTTTAATAAGGCGAATATATCGCCGATCCCTTTCAAAGAGTATTTATCGCTCTCTGGAATCGGATCGTGGATAGAGTTCGCATCCCGTACCGCTCGTCGATTCTTCTCTAAGCCGTCCATTTTTGGACTTTTGAGGTATATAGTAAACTCCCATACATGGGAGGTACTAAACCACAAAACCCGTTTAGGGCAGGTCTACGAGCCGATACTTCCATTACTGTTCTTGGTCACGATGCTACGGTTTCCTAAATTCATCCCGGATTGGGAGAACCTAGTAGTCGAACACCCTACCAGACAGTTTTCAACGGTGGGAGCAATGATATGCTTAACCCACTCGCTCTACAAAAATGTAGTGAGTAACGGATCGCTTTCGGATTGGTTTACGAAGGTTGGAAAACGAGAAAATATCTCTTCTCCTAACCTGAGAAAGTACTTACTGTACTTAATCATGGTTATCCTGCATCCTTATGCAGGAGACCCTAGTAAGGTGCCAAACCTAGACCTACAACGCATCAAATCGATGGGCCGTCTGTTTCCTAATAAGATTACCATTTTGGGTCTTACTCGCCTAAGGCGTCAGGATATGATCTGGATAAGTAAAGCCAGATTACATATTCTGAAGAGAGCAGCGGTCCTGAAAACGATTTTCGCGAAGTTGTCGCGCCCGGATTCCCTCCACGTCAATGAGATCGTAGAGATCTTGGTGACTCTTCTCCAAACACCAAAAATGGTGCAAACCATTATGGTGCTGGAGCAGATGTCAGTGGCTTACAAAGTCTTTGATTACGAGGCCTATCGTCCGGATACCACATATATGGCAGCCTTAGATTCCATGCTTGGTTCCGATTCCTCCGATGATAAATTATCGGAGAGGAAGAAGCATGAAGAGGAGTTTTCAACGTTGTTGGTAAACTCAACCCTTCGTTACCTCGATCTGGGGCACTCATTGGATATGAGTGTCCCTCCTTTGTCGACAGACAGTACTGCCGCGCCAATACAGGAAACTGTAGGTGTCACGGTCATCCAGACCGGGGGAGCCCCAGAGATACCAGGAGATCGCGTTAGCGAGACACCCGGACCCCAAGCCTAA